TGGAGTACTTGTCGTCACCATAAACTACTCCGGTGCGCCGGACTCCCTGGGCGTCGGTCACCGCGTAAATCGGGGCGTAGTAAACGCCACGGCCAGCGGGGATAACCGGAACCGGTTCTCCGGAGTGCAGGGTTGCAGGGATGCAGGGTAACAGCATGGCTAGGGCCAGGATGGTTGTTTTCATAGGTATGTATTAGGGTTGTTGTTCGATGGGCCACTGTTTCAAGTGGCGAAAATCACGCGGTTCAGTCACCGCAGTTTGCTTAAAGCAGACGTCGCATTGTCCTTGGTGCCAAGTAGAGATAAGCCCCTCGGGCATACCCCTACCATGTTCGTCCCCACAGGTCTGGCATATCCATTCCGGATACGGGGGGGATGAGGTCATTTCGTCTCCTCCAGCACTTGTCGCGCCTTCGCCATGTCCGCCTCAAACTGGAGCACAGTTTCGCGGCGCTCCCAGTATTCGGGCTTCGGGTTCCAGTCCATGACGGTTTGGAGCGCTTCGCGGAGTTGGGTGCGCTGCGCCATCAAGTCTTTGATGTCGAGCTTAAGAGCGTCGCCCATAGTTATGAAGTCGCCGTTCGACCAAGCCGGACCAAAACCGATGTCCCCCACGATGTAAGGGCTATTCTTCATCATCTTCTCCGGAGTCTTTGCCATAACGAATGGCCCAAGCGAAGATAGCTCCGTAGGTAGACAGGCCCCCGAACAGGAGGCCCACCGCGACACCGACCATAAACATGCCGAGCCCGCTCATGTGCGTAGGTCTAATAAAGTAATGGAGCGGCCGGACCCCAATCCGACCGCTCCGCGAAGGGGCAAACTGACAGCACGACGCCAGGAGTCCCCCGACTCCATGAATATTTCATGCCCGTTTGTGATCCCCATACGCTATTCTGGTTCTTCGTTGGGGGGAGACAGAGCGTAGACGCCAACTTGAAAATGTCCGGTAGGGGGCAAGGTCGAGTCGCTGGCTTGCCGGTCTTCTTGGTAAGAGACTTGGAAGCCCAGCACTCCCAGTAGCTCAGACAAGTGATTGAGCTGGCGGGTCAACGCTTCTGCGTGTTCGACGCCGTTTTCGTGCGCCGGAAAAGTGTGACAGTCAAAGACGGGACATTGTTGGCCGATCAAGCGTCCGTCCTCTTCAGCCTTAAGGATTCTCCCGACGCAAGTAAACTGCACCTGTTGGTCCAGTTTAAGCGTGTCATCTTCGTATACGATTTGGAACGGAGGCGTGTCGGAAAGGGATTCGGCGGTTGTATCGGGATTTAGCATAGTTTCTTTCTCATCATAGACTTGTCCCCGCGATTGGAGCTGACGGACCGGATGCGGAGATTCCCGATAGCATTGGTGCCGCCTTTGGAAACGGGGCGTTTGTGATCGACGTCTTTGCCGCGCAAGGCGGCTTTCCCAACGACCTTCTCCATCGCTCTGCGCGCTTTGTTGCGGGCCGAGCGTTGGGCGATTGCCTTGGGTGAGCTTTGGTAAAGCGCGTATTCGCGCTTGTAGTTACGAGTTGCCATAGTGGGTAGTAGGGGTGAGTTGAGTTTCAGGAGAATTTGAGCATAACGGACAGTCGCAAAGGTTTAACTCGAGCCCGCAGGATTCGTACTCCGTGGCGTAGACCAAATCGGGAACGACCATTATCTCGGGATCTTTCGCCATGATGTGAACGCGCCCGCAGTTTTTGGTGTCGTAAACCGCGTAGCGGGCGCTGCCCCGCAAGCTGCGATCCATGAAGCCGAGGATCTGGTCTTCGCCGGTCAGGTCGCCACAGTCGCCTTCGATAAAGCGGTCCACGAGGAGCAGCAGTTCGTCGTGGTCAACCCCGTGTTCGGCGAACAACGCGTGTAAGGACAATTTGTAGGGCTTAGAAGTCATGGCCAAGCAGGGGCGCACAATAGGCGTGGTATATGATGCAAGTCAACATTTGTTTTAGGGGGTGGTGATTGTCTTGCCGAGACGCTGGGCCCGCAGGTAGTCGTCGATGACCCGCCTGAAGCGGATGTCCAAGTCCTCGAAGGCTTGGCCGGAAACGCGGGTAAACTTGGCTCCGGCTCCGGGGTTTACGATAACGATGCGATTAAGAAGGTGCCGCTTGAGGGCGGCGTTGTTGAATAGGTCACTCATGGTAGGTGTTTTTTAGGTTGTGGTTGTTGGGCGAGGGATGAGGCCCCGTGGCCCCATCCCTCTTTGAAGCTATTTAGATGCAGCTTTGTTCAAGGACTCGATGAATGCGGCGAACGCCGCGACTTTTTCGGGGTCCTCTTCGTCCTCTTCGTAGACCGCAAGGCTATCCTCGATAAACGAGAACAGCAGTTGTTCCGGGGCCTCCTCCTGGACGGCGGCGACTTGGTGTAGTCTGGCGGTCAGCAGTTCGAGGGTTGCGGGGTCTAACAGTCCGATCAGATCGGACAGGGTGGGGTGCGTAGTCGACATGGTGCTTGTTTTCCTAAGTTGCTCTGTGTTAGCGCCCGAGATCCCGTGGGCCAATGTTGGCCCAATAAACGGGTCGAGGGTCGCAGAGAGCAAAGGGGTGTTTGAAGGGGGGTTAAGGTATTTAACGGTCGATACATTATTGACTGTTCGTAATATACCGCATACTTACTACGTTGCGCATGACCCCCCTGCAAGAGAAAATTTTAGCGAAAAGACGGGAAGGCTGGACTTACCGAGCCATAGCCAAAGCGATACCGTGCTCTGCGTATGCGGTTTACTACGCTTGCTGCAAGGCCGATGCTGCCCCCAAATCGCTCCTGAGAAACAGTAGTCGGAGACGAAAAATGACCGCGCAATTGAAAGCGACTTTCGGGGCGCAGTGCGCGGTATGCGGTTACGACAAGTGTGCCGAAGCCCTGGAGTTCGACCATCTTTTTCCCAAACAAAAAGTCCAAGAAGTCAGCTCGTTGCGCGCCCGAAAAGAAGCCGAAAAAGAAGCGGAGAAATGCTTGCTGCTTTGCTGCCGCTGCCATCGGGAACGACATGCGGGACTCCTGGACATTGGCGCGTACTTGGCCCCCAACTTATGATCTCCAAGAAGTTGCCCCGGCTGATCAAAGTGCGGGAAAGAAATTTGGGGCGTGAGAAGGCCGACGGACTTTCCTGGCAAGACGATGCGTTGGTTGAGATAGACCCTCGCCAGTCGGAGGAGGAGCGTCTGGACACGCTCATCCACGAGTCGCTCCACATTCTGCTCCCCCGGTTCAACGAGATGCAGATCCGGGGACTCTCGAAGCGATTGGCCCCACTCATCTGGAAAGACGGTTGGCGGCGGGTTCGGGGGTTGTAATTTACTGAGTTAGACGTTGCGTGGCCTCAAGTAGCTGGACGTATTGCTCGCCGTAGCGTTTGAAGTATCGGTAGGCCAACGGGTGAACTTTGTAGCTGATGCTGGCGAAGTCCAACTCCGCGTAACCCAGTGGTTCCAGCACAGCGAGAAGCCGCGCCTCCAGAGGCGAGGGGTCGTCAGTGAGGGGTTTGTACGTAGGGATATCCAGCAACTTGTTGGCCGTGCGGTGAACCGCTTCGTGTAGTTTGGTGCTCATGAATTTTGGGTGAGTCGTTTTTTGGCTTCAAGAACTAGCGTCAAATGATCCGCGTAATCAGGATTGAAGCGGTAGAAGTAGTGCAAAGCCTCCGGATGGACCGTGTGAAAATCGTACTTCCAATCGCATTTGGCGTATCCCAATGACTCCAAATCCCTCAAACACTGAGCCAATCCCCAACCCGAAATTGGGTTGCAGTGTTTTTCTATGAACGGTTCGTCTTTTAACGACCCGTTTACGGTATTGTAAACCGCGTCTTGTATTGAGTTCATGAATTTTGGGTCAGTCGGACTTTGGCCATGGACATCGTGCGCTTCTGGATCGAGGTCAACGGTATGGTCAGGTGAAGGGAGTCGAAGTGCTGGACCAACTCGACCCAGTCACGGGTGATGGAGTCCAAGCCCTGCGAGTCTTCTGCCCTTGCATACCGGCGCAACAGTCTGTCGCACCAGCGGAGCAGGACCGGAAGGCTGCGGTGTTGCAGGGTCGCAAGGTCGCAGAATTGCAGGGACGGGTCCAAGATGTCGACCGGAGCAAGGGGCCAGACGAGTCCTGGCAGACTGTACCAGCCATAATCGGCGGAGCCGTCGAGCTTGGTGCCCAACCGGCGCAATTCGCGACGCGGCGTCCAACAGCGGGAGAGCCGATCGTGCATTGTCTCGAAGCTGTTGGGGAATTTGACCGACTCCATGTCGGGCAGCACCATCGCAGAAACGGTTCGGTTCTTGTAGGCGATGGGGTGTGTCCCGCGGCCCAGATGCAGGGTATCGGGGGTGTATTGCAGAGTCAGGCGCCCCACCATATGGGTGCCGGAGTCTTGGATCTTGTCGTCGATCCAGTCCACCGTGAACGGGCCGAGTTTTTCTTGGGTTAGTGTTGCCATAGGTTTAGTTGATTGGTTGTTTATTGATGTCGA